CGGTGCCCTGGACGCTCTCACCGTCATAGTTCACCGCACCTTGGCAGTCGGGAGCATTGCCGTGCCGGGCGATCGTCGCCAAAGATTGCGTTACATGCTCCGAGCCGCCGCTTGTATCCAGCTGATAAACGGCGCCTTCTTTGTTGATGACACCGTATTCGGCGGTAATCTCCCAGAGGCCGCCCGTCAAAGGTTCAAAGCTGACCTGCTGCAGGTATAGTTCTCGGAAGCGGCTGCTGATCTTTGATTCAGCCAGATCCCGGACGAGCACTTCGCTCTCCGTGACGCCTGCTGCATACTTCAGAGTAGCTGAGTCCTCGGTGCCATCACGACTCAGTACGAACGATCGGCTATCAGCTTTTTCGACGAACCAAATATCACTCATTTGTTACCCGGGCAGGGCTCCCGTAAATACAAGCCTTGCTTTACTAGCCAGGTCGACAAATTGATCTAGCCGCTTGTTGGCGTGATCCTGCTTTTGTACCAGCTTTTCCAGTTGACGCTGCGAGGGGTTCGTGGCACTGCCGACCGCCCCCATGCGTCCAGCAGCGAGGCTACTGAATGTGCCGCGGGCTGAGCGTGTGATTTGGGAGACCAGGCCCGCTTCCGGTGCGATATCAAACAGCAATGTCCTGACTCCACCTCCGCCCAATTCGTCTGCTGGTATAGCAACGCCACCCCCCATTTTATAATCGTAACTTGGCGCTACGTTTCCAACGCCAGCGGATTGCTGCTGTGCTGGGACGAGTCCTAGTGCCGCATCCAGATCCTGTGCCAACTCCCTATCTATCTGTGCTTGTTGTTTCCGCTGTCCCGCCTGTTGTGCTATTCGCGTCAGGTCGTTCTCCGCCTTAGCGATATCGTTGATCCGCTTAATGAACGCCTTGTCGTCCCCTCCCGTGAAAGGCAGTCCTTCCCAGAAGCTTAGCCACATGTCCTGCAGTCTCAACAGCTCAAGGCGAATTCCAGCGACCAGTGCTTGAAGTGCGAGCTGCATGTCGCCGGAGGCAATGGCATTAGTTACTGCACCGAACACCTCGTCAACAGTCGCTCCAAATGTCGCGAAGTGCGTGCGCAACGCATCTATGCCGCCACCTAATGATATAATCGCCAAAACACCAGCCGCGACCGCCCCTAACGGAGTCGTCATCAGCCCCGCCACTGTCACAATCGCAGAGAATGCTGTCGCCAGTGCACCACATCCAGCAGCCGCGGCAAGCACCATCGATCCAATCCCACTAATGACCGGACCCAGAATCAGCAATCCAGCCGACACGGCCGTTACACCGACGATGAGCCCAGCGTTTTGCTCAACAAATGTACTGATGCCGTTGGCACACTCAGTTAGGTAAAGGGCTACTGTCCTCAATGTTGGAGCCAGTGTGCCGCCTACCGCTATCGCCACATCTTCGATGGCCCCCGTCATCTCGCGCCACGCACCACCGATGCCCGCGTCCATTTCCATTGCTTGCTTGCGGGCCAGTCCAGTGCAATTGTCGATGGCAGTACTCAGTCCTTCAAATCGCTCAGTTGTCAGCTTTAGACTGGCAGACACCGCGCGCTGATCAAACAGCTCTCGCATTAAATTTATACGCTCAGCATTCGGCATGTTCGCTATGGCTTTGCCAATCTCTGTCATGACAGTGCCGAAATCCGTCCGCATGTTCCCTTTCGGATCGAGTACCTCCACTCCCTTGTCACGCAGCGTGTCCTGTACTTTGGTTCGTGCCAGCCGCAGTAAAACCTGACGGAGGCTGGTGCCTGCCATGGATCCCTTAATCCCCATATTGGCCAACACGCCTACCGCTTTGGCGGTTTCCTCCAATGACATCCCAACGTCTTTCGCTATTGGTCCGACATAGCCCATCGTATCGCCGATAGACTCTAGCGATGCGGCGGAGGCGTTGGCGGCCGCGACGAGAACATCTGCGACCCTCGCCATCTCACTGGCCTCAAGCCCAAACTGTGACAGTGTCGCGGCAGCAATCTCTGTCGCCAGGGGCAAGTCCGTTCCCGTAGCACGTGCCAAATCCAGCATGCCTGCTATCGCGGCGTCTACCTGTTCAGGATTACCCCAAATCCTCCCTAGTTCGAGCATTGCATTCGCCACATCCGTCGCTGTGTAGCTTGTCGACCGGCCGAGTGCTCGGGCTTTATCCGTCAGTGCTTCAAACTGTTTGCCAGTTGCACCTGTCGACGCCTTGACGGCGCGCATCGCATCATCGAATTCCATGAACCACTTCATGGATATCGCTGCTGGTACTGTCCCCGCCAGTCCTGCAGTCGTCATCGATGACCCGAGTGACTTAAGCTTGCCGCCGAACGCTCGCATCTTCGCTTCTGCCATCTTCAGTCCGCGCACGAGCTGCGAATTATCTGCGTATAACTCGACATACGCTCGCCCCGCTCGAATTGCGCCGGCTTTACCTGCCATTACCCTGTTCCTGCTTCAGCCCCCAGGCCACTAAGACATCGGAAATCGATACACGGCGTGACGGATCATTTTTCTTTGGCATGTACAGCGGGTGAAAGTCCTTCCAGCTGTAAGGCTTTCGCCTGCGTTTCGGATCGCGGTTGACGTTGGCCAGCATTTCCAGGACGCGGGAAGTATGCAGCCAGTCCTCCTTGATCCGAGCACGTGCCATCAGGTCAAGTTCTCTGGCGGTGAAAGGATCGGGATCGACTCCGAGGATTCCTGCACACTCGTAGATGTAACGCCAAGCTTGCCTAGGGCTATCTCCAGCTTCTTGTCGATCGTCTCCAGTTCGTGATCCATCGCCTTGTCCACGAACTCCATCGCATTCGCCATCGCCCTCTCCTGCAAGACCATGTAAGTCTTCACAAGTTTGGCGTGCGCGTCGCGTCCAAGACTCTGGAAAAAATCCGTTAGCGCACCCCAGAACGCTGCTTTCGCCGCTCTCGCGGACATGCCTTCGAGGCTTTCCCCGAACTGTTCATCAGATACGCTGTAACTGTCGGCCTGCGGCTTGACGATGCAGTAAATGCAATCGATCAGCTTGACGATATCTAAGTCAAGCTGTTGCATTAAATCTAACTCACCGATACCTGGTTTAATCAGGTAAGTCGCCAAGTCGACGCCCGCCATGTCGCGGACGCGTTTGAGTGACTGCACAGTGATCGCCACGTTGTAGCGGCGACCCTGTGCGTCAGTAAAGGAATACATCCGGGCTCCCTTCCTTGCTCATTACGCTCCGACTGTGACTGCGGACAACGCCACGGCCGAATAGGTGTTGGCAAGTGTCACGCTTACCTTGCCGGCCTCTTCTAGTTCCTGATTCCACTCGAAACCGGTCACTACAGCGTCCATCCACAACCCCTGCGTGCCAGCGGTAGCCGAGGCGCCGTCCAGGACTGCCACGCCAAATACCGACCCCGCAATCCAGGCGGCACGCATAAAGGTAAATGCCGTGTCAGTCGTGTCGTACACCATTTCAAATTCGACCTCGGCGTCATTGAGCGTCGCCACCTGCTGCCGGAACTTGCCGCCGCCGCGGGTACTGACATCGGCCGTCGCGGCATCTCCGGAAAATGTCACGTCCCGTGCATTACTGATTAAAGCAAGGCCCGGTGCAGCACCACTGGCGGGCCAGGCGGCCCGCGTGCCAGTCGACTGATAATACAGTTTGTGATTCAGACCTAAAACGAAAGCCATACCATGTTCCTCCGTGCTTTATGGTTACAGTAAGTGTCAATGCACCATTACGGCGTTCTCACCACGAGTTCTTGTAAAGTTTATGGGCGTTGTCGATGTTTTTGTCATACGCAGGGCGCATAAACGGGCGTGCCTTGTAGGTCGCGATTGAGCTTCGCCGATTGCCATGGCTATAGTGTTTCATCCGGCGCTTGCCCCCGTATTCCAACATGATCAGATTGTCGTCGTAAATCATGCGTGGCAATTTCACTGGCCCAATAACGACGGTTCGCTTTTCTCGTTCGTAGGCGAACAGAATAGATGCTTTTAGCAGACCACTTCTGCTTCGCGGGGGCGCTGGTGGAGTCGACGGCGGAGTGCGTGGTCCTGCTTTACGCAAACTGCGTTTGGCATCACTTCGGACGTACGCACCAAAGCGAGAGAGTGCTTGGTTCGTCGCTCGATCCATCGCGTTCTGCACAGCTGGTCTGTCAAAAAACAACTGCTTGACGTTGACAAACGCATTCCTGCCATGCGTAGTAGGGTTCAGGAACAACGAGTTCTTTCCAAGTCCTGTAAGCCGGTATGCCATTAGATAGCCACTCCCTTCTCACGCAAAATAACGTAGGTGTGGCGACTTGACGCGGCAAATACGTTTTGTTCATCAAGACGATCGCTATCGAACAGGTCGCGTCGCTCCACGCCAATCCACTGCGCATCGGAATTCACCAATGGACTGTCTTCCAAGACTCGAATCAGTGTTTCCATCTTTTCCATAGCGTAATCGCGGCGGTCGCGTGTCGCGGTCTTGTAGAGCAACACGACATCGATGCCATAGGTTTCCTTCCGCATGTTCCGGCTGACCCACTCCGCGTCGTAACTGGCTGGGATCACGGTGCAGCGGATGAGTCCCGTACCTGCGCTGCCGGACAAGTCGTACAGCGAATACTCTGCGAGATAATCGCGCGTTTGCGTGTGATCCGAATCAGGCCACTGGTTAGGTGCTGTTGGGACGGATTCCGGCCCAACCCAATCAAACGAATCGCTGATGAGTCGCGAGATGTCGCTGCAGATCGTGACTGCCTGATCGCCCCAGGACATTACGTGGTCCCCACGTACTTCGTGAAGATTTTCCAGCACTGCTGGTATGGGTCGGCTTCTTCGTATACCGGCCCGCCACCTGGCGGCAGCACCTCGTACACATGCGTCACGCCGTCCAGCGTCTGCTGGATCTTGTCGCCACGATGGGGCGGTGTACCCAAGTCACTCAAGTCATCGACCGTGATGATCCACGCCGTCATCCGCAGGACGGTCACCGTGCCGTCCATGTTATCGGTGGCGAATTCATGCTGCTGAGGAGTGGCGGCAACGCTCGTAATCGCCGTGCTATCGCGGACGTAGGTGATCGATTGCGAGAACGTACTCTGGCGAATCGTGTCAAGTTGCGAAATCGCACTCTGCAACACGTCGGCCACGGGCGGATCCTTCCTGGTCGGCAGATTCAAAAGACGTCCGGCCCGGCCGCACAGGTTCAACCAGGCCGGACGTCAAGGAGGGGTTACTTCAACGGAATCGCGAGAACATACACCTTCATTTTGCCAGCGGCTGAAGTGCCAGACGTTTGCTGCGTTACCGCTGCATCAACGTACTCGCCTGCGGCCACCGTTTTACCTGCCACGCCTGTCGCATCATCGCCGATCGAATAGCCCGTGATGATATCGCCGAGAGCATCCGCCCCAGCGTCCGAAGGTGTGAGCGTGCAGATCGCGTTATCGGATTCGTCACTTACAGTGACGATCCCTTGATCTTGCGAACTACCCGCAAACACCTCGGAGACCACGCCCCAGACGCCCAGAATCATCAACCCATTCGGGTTCTGTTCGGCAGGAATCAGCTGGTGCGCGGCTGTACCGCCACCTTCGCAGTCAAACTCGTAGACGATCGGATCGAGCACTGGACGTGGTGCATTCAGCTCCACATACCCATACAGTGGCCCGCTCGCCTTGGCGCCCACAGCACGACCGATGTAGAAATCGGCACTGCCATCCAGAGCGTTAGTTTTCGTGACTGCCAGGCTGGCACTGTCGTCCCAGTAAAGCAAGTCCCCGTCGCTCCAGGTGGTTCCAGTTGCGGCAGCAACCTTGAACACGCCGTTGATTGTTAGGCTGCCCTTGGCACTTGCCGCGATGTCGTTTGCAGGCACGGCCGCTCGGCCATCGGCCAGCTGCAGTACCGTTCCAGCAGTGGTCGCCGATCCAGGCGTGTAGTCCAGGCTTTCGCCAGGTTGATAGTAGGAAGCCTCGTAAGCCATTTTCGTATTCTCCGCTTGTGTTCTTGGTTATTCTTGCGCCAGACGCAAACGCGACGCGTTACGCGGCTCCCTTGCTCATTACGCCAGCTCGGTACTCGGTCTTGGCGACGCCGAAGTCGAAGTAACCTCGCATTTGAATCCCGAGGGTGTTGAAGTCGGCATCTGCCGATTCCACCACGGGCGTTTCCCGACCGTTCAGGAATGCCACTTGGATCGTGGCCATGTCCATCGGATCCGCCAGCAAGTACCAGGCGGTCACGCTGTAGCCTGTGTAGCTCGTATTCGAGAGATACGTGCTGATCACTGGACGATACTTGCCGACGAAGACATTCGCACTCGGCTGCCGCTGAATGTTTTCGGTGATGGCATATGACGTGTTGATGTTCGTCGACACGAACAGTTCCTGCGCCGCCACTTCCAAGTCCGGCGGGACCAGCAAAATCCGCGGCTGCGTGCCGAGCGGCTTGCCGTCGGCGTCGGTCAGCTTACGAAAGGCAGTCACGCCTTGCGTCAATCCAGCCGAGGCCATAGTCGTAGTTGCCCCGGAAATGTAGTTGCCACGGCCACTGGTGAAGAACGCCGAGTTGTCCATGAACGCCGTCCAGAAGACGTGGTTCAAGGCCAAGCCCGCTCCCCGACCGATCCGTCGCGGAACCGCTGTCAATGCCCCCAGGTCATCGTTGACAAGATCCGTCCGCGTGATCGC